TACTGTGTTTACGTTTACTGCCATTTTATATTTTTATATAAATACTAAAAAGGCGGCCGAAACCGCCTATGTATTAGTATCACTTGTTTTTATAGTTTTTTCTCTATTGATCTAAAAACTTCAACGCCTTCGTCTGTCTTCAAGAAAGCAGCAAAAGCTGAGTATGGATTTTCGTCAAATGGTACGTTCATTAGTTTTCTACCGTTTGAAGCCCAAGTAAATGTTCTTTGATCTCCAGATAATCTTATAATTCCAGCTTCAGAAGCTTTAATAGCTATATTTCTAAGCTGAACATTATCATCATTAGCTAAAGCTACAAAACCTTTAGGATTACTTTTAGCAAATAAAAGTAAATCTCTTTTAAGTTCTTTTGAGCTCATTGTTGAAACAGCTGAACCAAGCTCTACTCTTAAAATAGCTTCTGCTTGATCTATATCTATTTCTCTAGCTAAATTCATAGCATCTATTTGTGTTTCTAAAGTATCTAGTTCGTCTTCAGCTACAGCTATAGAGCTATATTCATAATATCTTTTGTCTTTATACGGGTGGTACAAAGATAATAGTTTTTGTAAGTTTTGTTTTTCTTTGGGTACATATAACACTCCATCTTTAAACATTATATGACCAAGAGTTACCTCACCTTTCTGTTCTTGTCTAAAAACAGAGTTTTGGTTTGTAGCATATCTTAGCTCTTTTTGCTCTCCTGCTTTTTCATCAAACCATAACAAAGGGTATCTAGAGCTATGTCTAGATGGTATTGTATATGTTAAAGGAGTTTTATTTCCTTTTAGAAAATAAGTTCTATCTTTTATTTCCCACTCTGGTTTTTTAGGTTGAATTGGTTTTTGAACTGGTGCACTTTTTGCACTAGTTGGCTGAGGTGCAACCTCAACAGTTTCTTCTGCTTTAGCTTTTTTAGCCATAATATAATAAAATTAAATAATTAATAATAAAAATCCTGAGGCTACCGTGATGATAGCCCCAAGATTTTAAAGTGTTATTAAGCAGTAAACAATACGAAGTTGTTTGCTCCTTGTACAACTAGACATCTTTCAGAAAGGAAGTGTACTTCCATTGCATCAAGATCTGAAGTGTAAGCTCCTCCTACAGAACCAGTGATCCAGTTTTTCATACGACGATCGTCAGCTTGTGAAGCTCGGTAACGAACGTGTAGGAAAGGACGACGGATGTTTGTTCCTAAGATTTGATCGTAAACAGTTGAAGTTCCAGCTGGTACTAATACACCATCAATGCTAGAAGTTCCTAAACCTCCACGAGTAGAAGCATCGTTCAAATATTTCCAATCAGTTTTGTAGAAATCGTAAGATCCTCTACGGAAACCGCTAAATCCAAGATTTAAAGCCATTTCTTCAGAGTTTTCAAACAAACCATAAGCAGTACCACCAGCGGTGCCAACTGAAAGATCAGCAAGCATATCGTCAAAAGATAAAGCAGTATTTCTGTTTAAGAAAAGCATGTTTTCTTCAATAGCTCCTTGAGTATCTAAGTTTTTCAAGATAGAATCAAAATCAGCCAATTGCCCAGTACCGCTGTTAAAAGCAGAAACTACGTTTCCTCTTTCATTGATAGCAGCGAAAAGACCTTGAGTACCTTTAACACCTACAGTAGATGTTCCTCCTTTTAATTCACCTTCAACTACAGACATTTCTAGGTAATCTTCAAAACGCAGTCTTGTTTCAGACTCAGCTTTTAAATACCATAAGAAACCACCTGTTCCATCTTCAGTTGCTACTTCTACCCAACCGATTTGAGCAGTATCAGAACCGTTAACAGCGTATTTGTCTTTGATGATAATTGGAGAGTTAGAATACTGAGTGAAAGAAGGCTCTATAGATAATCTGTCAGCATCAGTAGTTCCTTTTCCATATTCAGAACCATATACAAAGATTTTCAATTCAGGACTTCCAGTTACTAAATCAACTTCACCAGCTCCAGCTCCATCAAGAGCTTCTTGAGTATAAGGCTTTACAGTTAATTCACCAGCTGCTAAAGAAGAACCTGGAGTTGCTCCAGAAGCAACAACATAACACTTAAGTTCATCTCCGTTAGCTCCGTTAGTTACAACGATAGTTGAACCAGGAGAAACTACGTTTTCTACTAGAGTAGCTCCAGATCCACCTACAGGGATAGTCAATGTTGAAACAATGTTTGGAGTAGTTCCAGTTACAGAAGCTACAACAGCATTGTAAGAAATGTGTAAACGGTTTTGTTCAGACCAAACAACTTGATCAGATGTCATAGGCATTTCCGCGCCTACCATTCGTAAAAATCCAGATAACGTACGATTTCCGTAACGCTCTACTTCAGCTTCGTAGATTTCTGGTAAATATTGCTGAGCGAAATCACTAGTACCATTTGTAAAGTTCAAATAGTTTGTTTCTAGTGCTTGTTGAGTTTGCGATGGTTTAATTGAACCAAACGCAGGTGCTACATTAGCCATAATTTTTAATTTTTAGTTTTTAAATTTTTTAATTCTTAGTTTTGTAGAATCAGCACCGCTAATTGCTTTAACTTTAAAGCCGTTAATAAAAACATCACCATTACTTGAGGGTCTAGCTTTTGTGTCGCTAAGGTTTTTAGATTTACCTACAACCTCTTTAACCGCGTCAGCTTTACCTTGTTCGTAAAAATGAGATGCAATGCGATCTACGTTTTCAGCGGCATATATAGCTTTGTGATAACCTTTGTAATCATTAACAGAACCGTTTTTATCAAGGAACTTCCCGATTAAGTTGTTAATGTTTGATTGTTTATCAGCAACAGACTCTGTGTTTTGAATTTTATACCTGTATTTCTTTTCACCTACATTGATATCGAAACCTTCGAAATCTTCAGTAAAAAGTTTTTTAGTATTTTGTTTAAACTCTTCGTGCTGNTGCTTANTAGCTTCTTGCTGCTTGTTATATCTATTGAAAAAGTCCATAGCTTTTTGAGCGTCNGGATTTACGTTTGATNTCAACTTGATATCAGCGTAATATTTTTCCTTAGTGCTTTCCAAAAAGTTTTTGGCTTTTGCAACTTCTTCTTTAAATGCAAGTTTCTTCTTGCGTATGTCTTTATCTTCATCTAAATCTTCGTCGTATTGAAAATCTTCTAACAACAAATCAATATCTGAATTATCGAGATATGGTTTTTCTTTTTTGTAATACTCCCTTAACAATGTGTTATCGTCTACGCTAGAGTAATCAGCGTTTAATCTCACGTAGTCTTCTACGCTGCCACCGGTCTCTTCCATAAAAGAAACTAGCTTTTCTATATTTTCAGGTAACTGTTTACCTAATACCTTTTCATCTCTAACCGCTTCTTTAAGCTCTTGCTCTACTTCAGCGACTTCTTCAATAATTTCTATTGGAGCTTCTACTGCTTCTTCGGTGGTCCGTACTTCTTCAACCACTGCTTCGCTGTTGCCACTGTCTTTGGATTCTTCGACAACAACATCGCTATCATTTGTCTCTTGTGCTTGAACGGCATCTTCTTTAGGTATTTCGACTTTTACAACATCTGGCACAACTTTACCTTGAGCTTCTGGCTTAGTCAAGTCTACTTTAGTTACTTCGTCTTTTTTAGTTAATTTTTTAGGTGTCTTCTTTTTACCTTTCAAGGTAAACTCACCTTCTGTTTTTACTTCTGACATAATATAATATAATTTAAAAAAATGTTATAGCATTACATAAATGCTCCTAAACCTTGATCTGGTTCGTTTTCAAAGTCAATTGGTAAGCCATCGTTTTTTCTTTGGCTTATCATTTCACTTTGTTGTGTTGCTTGTATTTTTGTTCTTTTATCTTTGCGATCTTCTTTGAAAGCTTCTTTTTGGTTGGCAACCTGCATTTCCATTTGCTTGAGCTGCATATCGTACTGGAACTGACGTTCCATTTCTTGTTGCTTAATAAATGAAGCTTGCTCCATCTTCTTAATATCCATAGCTGTTTTAGCTTGTTCTAATTGAACTTTAGAACCAGATATAGCTTCTTGCTTTTGAACCTCTGCCATAGCTGTTCTTTCAGCTGTTTGAGCTTGAGCATCAGCTTGAGCAGCGATATTAGCTTGTTGCGCTTTTTGATCACGCTCCATTTTAACCTTGCGCTTAATTTTAAGCATTTGGTTTGCTAGCTTAAGGTTTTTAATCTGACGTATATCTATAGCGTCTTCAAGATCAATACCACCTGACTGCAAAGCAACTTGTATGTTTTGCTCTAACTGAGCTTTTTCTTCTTCATCAGGTTCTAATTCTAAGAAAATACCAAAATCGTGTAGATTTAAATCTATAATTTCATCTAATGATTTTATATTATAATTAGACACTGCATTTTGTAACGATGCTCTTGTCAATGGAAATTTAAGTGCATCACCTATTTTAAGAGAAACGTTTTCTGCTAATTTAAGAGTTAAAAACAAACTAGACTGAACAATGTGTCTAGTAGCAACGTTTGAAGCATTAGCGGCTAGTTTCTGTAATCCTACTAATGTAGATTTATCAGGCGTACTACCATCTCTGGCTTCATTAAGCCCCGTTACATCACGTATCATTTGCAAATAGTATTGATACGTTTGTATTAAACTTTGTATTTTACCATAGCCATTAGAGCTACTAAGCTCTTGAACAGGTACTTTACCGTGATTCATTTCACCGTCTTGAGTAAGTGATCTACCAACTATACTACCAGTTTGGAAATACATGTTTAATGCTTCAGCTGGATTATAGTTTGTGCCGTTACCAAGATCAACTTCAGCTAGACCGTCCATATCAAGATAAACACCATCTGGCACCATTCTTGAAAGCACTTGCTGTAGTTTTAAATGTGTTATTTGAATCATATCAGCAAAGCCAATACACTTGCTAACTATAGATTCAATTCTACCTTTGTAAATTCTAGGAGCACAAATAGCGTAATTCATAGCTACCTTAGTAGTGTCAGCATATGGTCTAGACATATTTTCTGCTAACTCCCATTTTAACATAGTATCAGTTCCTAAAACAACAGCTCCGTTGTATAAAACTTCTATTGTTCTAGATACTCTTTCAAACATATCGCTTTCTGGTGGATTAAATGTATCTGGCTTTTCAATAGCCTTCATCAATCCTTGATCTGTTTGCTTTATTTTAAAAACTTGATTGTGATATGTCTTATAATCAAAGTACATAACCTGCACTGTGTTTTCATCGTAATCACCCCAACCAGTTATATAAGATCTATTTCCAGGCATATTTTGAATACGCTCTAATTCTTTTTCAGATATATGTGGAAACTCTTTTTTAAGTTCTGGTATTGTTATAGCTTTAACTTCACCTACGTAATATATNTCTTCAAAGTTTGGATCTTCTGTATATGAATAAACCATATAAGCAGGATCAACGTAATCAACTTTAATTCCTTCAGCGGTATTAAAACTAGTTTTAGCAGCTGCTATACCTAACACGGCCAAGTCCATATTTAATCTACGTCTTACTAAGTCATATTTGTTTTGCGCAAAAACAGTTGATATACTTTCTTCTTGCGCTATTTCTATAGACTGCTTATAGCTAAGTTGCATTTTAAGCTCTAACTCTTCTTTAGACTCAGGAACACTATTTGGGTCTGAAGACTGATGAAGGTTAATACCTAAAATTTCATTTACACTTTTAATATAATCCTTGGCAACCATATCTTCGTGAAGTCTAGCTGCATAATCAGTTCTTTTCTTTACTGACTGAGGATCTTGAGCGTAAGCCTTTATATCATAGCTTTTTTGAGATATGCCATTAACAACTATATCTACAAACTTAGATAATATTGGAACTGGTTTCCAGTCTAAATTAAGATAAGATAAATCACCGTTTATAGATAATTCATCTTTATATTTTTGTATTGACTGCTCACCGCGAGCATATAGTCTTAAATTATGAAATTGATTCCAGTTAGTTAAATATCTATTACCGTTAGTTCTACCTTGTCTAAACCACTCGTACTCTATGGCCTGAGCAACTTGCTTTCCGTACTCTATAGTATCTTTTTCTTCGTTACTTACTACTTGACTAGGAAAAGAACTGTTATTATTAGTGTAAACGTTCATTTAACTTATTATTTTTGATGTATAACCTCTATTGTCATATCTTTTTATACCTAGATTGACAGGTTCTCTTTTTCTTATATTGTTTGGTGTGTATCTATGTTTGTTACAAGCCATAAGAGCTAAACCAGAGCTAATAGAAGCATCATGAGATGTTCTATTGTTTATATTAAATTTAGCCCAGTCTTCTAATGTTCTTTGAAAATACATATCACCATAACCTGTTTCTTTTAAACCAACAAATGTTTCGATGTATGATTCTATAGCTGCAGCGTGAGCTTGTTTTATATCTTCACTAGAGTTTGGTATACCACCTATTTCTCTTTCTGTTACTGATAACTTNTTTCTAGCTCTATCAGGTCTGTTCATTGCAAAACCTCTATAACCTCTTTTCTTAAAATAATATAAAAGTCTTGGCTTATTGTTTTCAGCTAATATTGGCATACCGTAAAAAGCGCAAGCCATTAAAACATCTTCAAAAAATATCTCAGCNGTTTGAGGTCTAGCTATATATTCTAAAAAGAAATGATTTGGNGGTGCGTCTTCCATTGAAAACTTAGTCAAACCNTGTAAAGATCCATTAGAACCTCTTTTGTCAACTGTGCCTGATATATCATATGGGTCACATCCAAAAGCACCNATATGCTCATTGCCAGGATAGTAAACACCATTTTTGTTATATTTTTTATTTTGCAAATGCATTGGTGGAATCCAAGATATTAAAAACCTACCGTTTTTGTTTGGATTAAAAATAACTCTAGTATCTTGCTCTCCATTCTCCCATTGAAATGATCCTTGCGTAACGTTTATAGAATTACGCATGTCTTCATTAAAATCAATTTGCTCGTATATTCTAGTTAGATTAAACAATGATTGTTTTGTTTCATCTCTAAAAGCATGCTTTTCTGTACGTGGAAACTGTCTGTAAAATTCATTTAAAGCATCTTGATCTTGCTTTAATCCTTCTACTTCGTTCTCCCAGTATTCTATTACACCTATTTTTATCTTTTCACCTTGTGGTGTTTCTACTAGCGTTTTTGGAGTGTTGAATACAGGTAATCCATAAGAATCAATGTATCCTTCGTAATTCCACTCCATAGGTATGAACAAAGAATATAATCCTGAACGAGTCTGTCCATTGGCATTTCGCTTCGTAACATCTGAGTCATCATAAAGTTTTTTAAAGTTTTTACCTCCTTTATCGTGAGAGTTAGATGTTGAGCCCATCATACACTTACCAATAATCTTACTACCTAATCTAAGACAAGTTTTTGTAACTCGCCAGTTATTTAAAATATTGTTAGGTTTTTCCCACTTACCACTTTCATCGTGGATTAGCAGTTTTAGTTTTTCACCGTCATAACTATTGTCCCCAGTGTTTTTCCAGTCGATGGTAGTATCGAGTCCCGATATGTCTTGTAACTTTTCATTTGTTTCCAACTTTCGTCTCGTATACTTTGTAGCGGGTACACGATATGCAAGCTCTGTTTTTGGCCTGTCCATACCGTCTTGTATTGGCTTAAAGAAAAAAGGGTAGTTGACTGATATTGGTACAACTTTGTCGGTAAACATTTTTTTAGCATCAGGTCCTGATTTTGACAGTATACCGAATCTAGAGTCTGTTGATATTGTTGCCTGAGTAACTGTTTCTCCAGAAGCCATAAATGAAAATCCACTACGTCTGTTTTTAAGATAGCACATTCCGTAGCATCTACTGTCTGCTTTGCAAGCTTCCCAGAAAATGTAGAAAAGTCTGTTTGACTCTCTAAAGTCTGGCTGCCCAACGTCAATCTTGGACCACTGCAGGTACATATAGTGAGAACCAGTAAGGTAAGTAGCCACATTTTTATTATAGAACCAAAAACCTTGTTCTCTTCTATTGAATTCTTCATCTATATAATCGTACCATTTTTCTTTGAAATCTAATGGATATTCTTCCCAGTCAAAAACTGACTTTATTTTAGCAAGCTCTTTAGGGTATTCCATATGCGTCCATTTTTTGTTTTCAAACTTATGGACTTTTTTAGCTTTAGGTAAAGCTATTTTTAGATTTTGTATTTCGTATATCTCACCTATCTCACCGGTCTTGCTTATAATGACAACATCGTAATCTTCGTTATAACCATACTCCCACTTTTTAGCTTTATTGTTTTTATCAATAGTATGTGGCTTTATATGATCGTCGAGTACTTTGTATAGAGTCTGCTCGTACATTACTTAGACCTTCCTTCTGCAAAACCTTTAAAAGTTTTTTCTTTCTTAACTTCTTTNGGTTTATCGTTTAACATTTCTTCTTCGCTTTCTATTCTATTTAATATTTCAAAAGCATCAAATATAGCTAACTTTTTTGTAGCAGCNGCGTTCTTAAGTCTGTCAGCAGAAATATCATCATCAGAATCAACGATAGGTTCTTTAGCAACTTTTATNAACTCATCAACTGCNTTGCGACCAGCTTGGATTATATTTTTCTTCGTCTCCTTTACGTTCATACTTAATTACAATATCATTAGATTTCATACAATAAAGACGCTCACTATCAACTAAAAACTCCCATTCGCTGTTAGGTGTAAACCCTACAAGATCACCTGGAGTTATTCCTAGAGCTTCTAACGAGCTATTACCATATTTTAATATACCAACAAGGCTACGTTCTTTTTTGTTCTCTAGCTCACCATTATCTTTAATAGGTTGAACAAAGCATCTATCACCAACAGTATTCCAAGNACCGTTGTTATAAAGGTATATTTGATCAAAAGCGCAAAGATGTAGGTCATCTTTTAAAAACGACCTACTCTTTTTCTTTTCGCCTCTAATATCGTAAAAAGTTCTAAATACATTTTGATGTATCACAACTTTATCACCTTTTTTTATACCAGCATTAAAAGCCAAAGGAGTTTGCACTACTTCAGCTAATCTATTTACAAATTTCCAGTTTTCGATCTTAGTATTAACAACTAGGTCTTTGTCTCCAACCTTTACTGTATTACTATATTTTTCTCCAACTGGTTTTACAATAAAATCGTATAGTGAGTTCATTAGTATTCTAAGTCATACTCAACAGCTACAGCCATATTTTTATTGAACTTTTTCCAAGGCAAAACCTCGTTGTTCTTTTTAATATATATACTGTAAGACGTGTCTTGCTCTTCAAATAAAATATAAGCTATCTCGTGACCACCATAAACTTGTTGACCAACAGAGTAATGCATGGCATCGTTTTTGTAATCAGAACCTATACTTATTTTTCTAATTACTGTCTCCATCTTTTTCTACCTCTGTGTACTCACCAGTTTTTAGATCAACAGAAATAGCTCCGTATTCTTTCTCTAGACTAGTCTTGAACTCTTCAATCTTTTTATTAACTTCAGCGACTTCATGTAAAAACCCGTGTTTTTGAGTTTCTAAGATTCCGATGTTATTAATAACTTCATTTAGTTTTGTTTGCAACTCAACGATTTCTTTGAGCTGCTCATCTTTAATTTTTGCCATTTGATTTAATTTAATTGTTAATATTACTTATTATTACTTATATTTTTAGCTTTTTCCCATGTTCTACCTACAAAGTAAGCACCGTACACTGTTATTAGCAAAGATTGAAATATTGGAATATACTCTTCTGCTATTTCAAATTGACCAATGTTACCATCAAAAAACGTACATATAGTAAATATAACCGTTAGATATATAAGTACTAATGGACGTATATTTTTAGACAAAAAAGAATCAGACTTCATATCTGCTTGCCATCTTGCTGTAACTTGTTCTTGTGCTTCTTTATCGGCTTTCTCAAGAATTTTAGTTATTAGCCTTTGAGCTTCTAACTTTTCTTCTTTGGTAGTTGTAAGTTTATCGATAACGTCACCAACCTCTTTGATGACGTTACCGCTTAACCATTGCCAAATTTTTTTCATTATTTAATTATCGGAACTATAAACTCTATCAAAAGCTTTACCTACAGAAGTCCCTTCTTCACCAGTGCCTTTTAATGTAAAAGTTTCAGTATAGTCTTTTCTACGTTTTTGAGCTTCTTTAGATTTAACAGTAGGGTTTGGATTTTTCTTAGATCTAGCTTTAGATATTTCTTGTTTTTCAGTTCTTAATTTACCAGTTTTAGTGTCTCTTCTTTGTTCAGTATAAACACCTGGTGAGACTTCAGTTACACCCGTTATTGTAGAGTCTTTTACTCCAGCTTTTCTAGCTTCTGATCTTTTAGCCATAGCTTCTTGTACGTTAGAAGTTTTAAAAGTTCTACCTCCAGCTCCAGTAACTAATATACTTTCTCCTTCTTTAAGTTTAGTTCCTTTTTTTATAGGAAACGCGTTTAATGGAGATACCATGTTTGTTGGAATACCTCTCCCTGTTTTAGGCATATCACCTCTCCCAGGCTTCATTTTAAATGGTCCGTTCATTTTTTTATTTTTTGTTTTTTATTGGTGTTTCTATTACATATTTAGCTCCTGGAAAATGATAATCATAACCTGGATACATTACTTTGGCATAACCTCTATCATCTACCCCAAGAACTTTAAAGTCAACTCCTTTCATTGTTATATGACCTCCTTCAATAATGTTTTGAGGTTTATTAACATCAGGGCTGTTTTTTAAATATCCTTTCTTAGATGTTTTCATTTATGATCTTCTATAAGCCTCAGCTTCCCAAGGCAGGTTTTTAGCACCTTCTTGCATTTGTGCTCGTGAATATTTTTTACCTTTCCAGTAAACATATTTATCGTCGTAATTTAAATCACCACGTTTCATTTGCTCAAGGTGTATTTTTTCGTGTGCAATAACTTTTTCACACTGACTAGGATCTAAATCTTTATTTAAAATTATAGACCCATTGTTATTAGCTTTACCCATAACGCCGTCTTCCATATTTACACTGTAAATTGGAGTATTATCCATTGAATATGGTGGAGTTATTTTAAATGCCATTTAACCGTTTTTAGTTAATATATTATGAGCTCCTATCTCTATTTTAGCTAATTGACCAGGCTTTAATCTAGGAGAAGAAGTTTTAGTTCCTTTTTTATTTTTAGTTTCTTTTTTATTTTTAGTTTCTTTTTCTTTTAAATAATCATCTAAAAATTCACTAGCTGTCATTTCTTTCCTATCCATAGCAGCTATATTTTCAGCATCTCTCTGAAGACGTTGCATAGCAGGTTCTATAGATACATATCTATTAAGTGGAGAAGGATTTGACAACTCTTTTTGAACTTGCAATTTAGCCTCATAGTCAGTACCACCTGTCTCAGCGCTTAGCTTTTTTTCTCTCTTTCTAGCAGCATCACCTATAGCTTCGTAATCTTTACCACCAGCTTCGGGGTTAATATCTTTGTTTTGAGTAAAAGGTTTTTTACCCATAAACTTTTGTGCAAATGGAGAACTCATATTATTTAAATGCTTTAGCTCGTGAAGTAATTGGCGTTCCGTGTCCACACTCAAATGGTGCTTTAGAAACTTCTAATCCATTTTTACCTGAACTAGAACCTTTACCCATTGGAAAACCTTCTTTGCTTAATGGTCCGTCCCAGATTGCATTTTCACCTATTTGACCCGCTAGGTCAGCTTTTAGTTGTTTAATATCTTTCATATCTTTATTTTTTATAACCTTCTGTTCTTGCTTTAATAACATCCGCTTGAGTTATTTTACCATCACCAGTTTGATCTTTAAACATAGCTGGTGCTCCAACCGCATTTTGCATCATTTGTTGATTTCCATACATACCTTGAGCAACTGCTTGCGCTTGTGGTGGAAAAGGATTAACTAGACTAGAACCTTTTGGAGGTAAGTTAGTCATTGGTTGAATCATCTGCTGTTGCATTGTTGGATCTACCACTTGTTTAGCCGGTGAATCGTAGTTCATTTTTGCCGCTGAGCAACCTGAACAAAGAGGTGATCCGCAGCTTTTGCATTTTGCCATAATTATCTGTATTTGTCTTTATTGACGTTATATATTGCTTTTGTTAAAACCTTGTCGGTATATGTGTTACCACGAATTATACTATTAGCATCTGAAGTTGGTATATCTTCTTTTCCAAGCATCATACGATAAATTCTTTTTATCAATTGCTTGCATTTAATAGATGTTTTATATATATGGTATTTTTGCGTGGTTCTATTTCTATGTCTCCAAACAACTATCCAACCTTGTTTTAGTAATCTATTCCAGCGACGATTATCCCAACTATATGAGTATGCACCATCTTCGAAGTCTTTCTTTCTAAACATATCCATGCAGTCTAAGTATATCAACAACTCAAGATCTGCATCGTTTAAATCGTTATTTCTACAAGCCCATTTTCTTATAATCCTGTAGTGCTTCATAAGATTGAGGTCTTTTATATCGTCAGCCTCTAATCTTCTCATAATACAACTACAACATCACCGACTTTAATAACGTGATATGCTTCTTTTTCAACTTCTATTTTATGACCAGCGTGTCTATCGTATAGTATTACACTACCTTCTTTTAAACCGCTTATCTCATCTCCAGATGAAACAACTGTTGCTTCGACATATCTAATGTCTTCTCTATGTGTTTCTGCTAAGAGAAGACCACCTTTTGTTTTGGTGGTCCCTTCCTTAGTCTTTTTTATAATTATATTCTTACCTACCGCCTGCATCTACTCTCAAATTATTGATTACACAATCTGTTGATAAAATAGTAGTTGCTACGGAAGCTGCGTTTTGAAGAGCGCTCTTGGTGACAAGTAAAGGATCTATAATACCTGACTTAGTCATATTTACCATTTTTCCCGTAACCACGTTATAGCCTTGTCCTTTTCTAGTAGGTGTTTTAATNTTTTCAACACCTGCATTATCAAGTATAGTTTTAAAAGGTGCTTTNATAGCTTCTAGTAAAACTGTCTCACCAACAGACTTAGCTTTTAAATTTGTTGAGGCATTTAATAGAGCAATACCACCACCAGGAACAATCCCTTCTTTAATAGCAGCTTTAGTAGCACAGATAGCATCTTCTACTCTATCTGTTTTTTCTTTTAATTCTATTTCTGAGTTAGCACCTACTTTTACGATAGCTATTTTAGCCGATAGCATTGCTAATCTTTTTTCCAGCTTGATAATCTTGTTAGGATTTTTCTCTTCTAACAACTCTTGTTTTAATTCTTCTATAGAGCTTAAAACTTCTTCGCCAGGTTCTTCAACTTGCAAAACAGTGTCTTCGTGAGAAGTTACACTCTTTATACATTGACCTAAGTGTTCTGGCTTTATCATATCCATATCATCACCTAAGTCTTCGTTTATAATAGTAGCGCCAGTTAACAATGAAAGGTCTTGAAGCATTTGTTGCTTGCTTATGCCGTAAGTTGGTGCGTCAATAACATTAACTTTAATAGCACCTTTAACTTTATTCATTGCCAGAGCTGATAAAACACCTTGTTCCAAATCGCCAATAATAAGCAAAGGTTTATTGTTTTTTATTACATACTCTAGCACTGACTGTATCTGTCTAATTGTATCCACTGGTGACTCTAGTAGAAGCACTAATGGTTTATCCAACTCAGCAGTTTTATTTGCTTTGTTAGTTATAAAATGTGAGTTTTTAAGTCCTTTGTCATACTGTACACCATCTACAACTTCAACGTGTGTTTTACCATCTGAAGCCGTCTCCATCATTACAACACCTGTATTGTCTACTGATCTAAAAGCATCTGCTATAACTTTGCCTAGCTTAGGATCATTGTTAGTAGATATTGTAGCGATTTGATCTATCATATCGCCTTTAACATCTACTGACGTAAGTTGCAAGAACTTAACAACATTTTTAACGGCTTTGTTTATACCGTCTTTTAACTCTCTTGAGTTTGTTTTATCGGCTACTTTGTAAGCTTCTTTCAATATAGCGTGAGCTAATACTGTAGCTGTTGTAGTACCGTCTCCAGCTTCTTGAACTGTCTTGCGCGCTGCTTCTTTTAAAAGCGTTGCACCCATATTTTCAACTGGATCTATTAATATAATGCTATCGGCTACTGTGACACCATCTTTTGTTATAATTGGCTTGCCAGTATTATCTTCTAGCATTACACATCGACCACTAGCTCCTAAAGTAGAGCTAACGGCCTTTGTGAGTTTTTCTATTCCTTTAAANACCTGATCTCTGGCTTCGTCACCAAAGTTCAAGTTCTTGACAATTGCGTCTGACATAATTTAATTTAATTTNATTTAATTTTGGTTTTATTTAAATGTTTTAACTACTTTTGGNCCATTTAAAAATTCAAGCTTTTTNANGTAGTGTTCAACAGTTTTATCAATAGCTGTTTCCGCAGCCTCCATTGTTTCACGACGCGTTACATCGTGCCAATTATCTTCTACATGAAGATCTTGATATTCTGTTTGGTAGTAACCGTTTGGTAATTGCACTATACGCCAATTGGCTTTATCTGCAATATGGTTCCATAGTTTAATACGGTTTTCATCTGGTTGTGATTGACTAGACCACGAATTAGTCGAGTAATAAAATGTCATTGGTTTTGGTTTTATGTTATTATTTGGTTTGCACTTTACCCGTGTCGGTTATGTTTTATATCATCACTTGTTTTTAGTCATATTTACTCTCCTACCGTCATAGTTACAGAAGTTGGGTTTTCTAATTCAGCTATTTGAGAAGCAATACTATCTTCAATAGCTTGAACTTGATCAGCACCCATAGCATCTTTTGTCCAACCAACAATTATTTCGTTTGTTAGATCTTCAAATGGGATAAAAGGAGTTTCAGGATTTAAAGGTACTACTTGAGTTCCAATATTATTAGCTGAGTAATCTTCTTTAGTACCAGTTACAATCCAGTGCACATTATAAACTACATTTGTTTCACCTTCTTCCTGAGGGTGCACGTCTACTGTTTTACAATTCCAATCGTATGTTATCATAATTTATTTATTTATTTATTTGAAAATTCTAGGTATTATTAAAGTATCTATTTGTTTTCCTGATTTGGGGTCTAAAATTTCGTATCTTACAGTGTCTTCACATAAAACCATATTTCCTAATGTGCCTACTACCTCACCTTTACACCCATAGACTGTTGTTGAGCCTCCCGACCCGTCTTTTCCATCAGCACCAGCCGGACCGGTAGCTCCTCGTGGACCAACTGCACCAGTGTCGCCTTTTGGACCTTGCGGCCCTTGCGGCCCTGTAGCACCAGTGTCTCCTTTAGATGCAGCGCTTGTTGAATCTCTGCCAAAAGCGTCTTTTATAAATGCATGCATCTCTTCTAGATCTAATCTAATATTTTCTATTTCTTTTAAAAAATATTTTGTATTTTCGTAGTTTGCACCATCATTTATAACATCTGTTATGTCTGATATTGAGGCTATATCTGCTGCTATTTTTGAAGGAACAACAATTTCTCCATTAGAATCTTTATAAGCTCTAACAGTGTCTCCACTTTTATAAAGTTTTTTAGTTCTTATATTTTCGTTTATATTAGCCATATTATGTAATATTATATTCTACGATTATCTGAACTGATACTCCGCCTATGCTTCCTGTGCCTCCACTTGTTTGTGCTAAAATTGCTATAGAATCTCCTTCGCTAAATGTAAAATCAGAATTAGCGAAATTATATATAGCTGTAAAATTTGCTGACGCGCCACCTGTTACAGTAGCAGTATATTCTGTTGTACTAACTGTTCCATTGACTTCTTTTTTGAATTTCATTCCTGTAGCGGTTGGCGTCACTCCGTCTACATGTCTTAATATAATTTTTTTAACTCTTCCGTCGTAAGCGGCTGCCATTCTATTATAATAAGCAGGAGTTGAACCAAATATTGTAGAGTTGTAAGGTATATAGTTGTAATCAGTGTTAGCAGTCTTCATTAACGGCGTACACGTTATAGTATTTTTAATATAACCTTTATAGGCGTCAGTAGCTGCAGTCGCTTTTACAGTACCATTTACTTCTAGTTTTTCACCTGGACTAGTCGTTCCAATACCAACGTTGCCGCTGCTTCTTGGTATTGATATTGCATCCGTGTCGTTAGCAGTGTTAGTGTCGTTTGCATTATGAACACCTATCTTTAGTATATTAGAACCACCGTCGTAATTTACGTAACCGCCTTGAAAAGATCCATCTGGCTCTATAAACCTTAAATATCGACTTGTATTAAAACCTTCTATAGTAATGTCCCCTTCTTTAACATGAAGCTTACTATCAGGACTAGTTGTCCCGATACCGACGTTGCCGGAAGTATCAATAGTCATATCGGTACTAGCGCCTCCAGCGGCAAACTGAAGTTGGTTTCCTGAATTAGCAAAAATCTTAGCATAACCAATATCCCAAGTTAAAGTTCCATAAGCAGTAGTACCACTTCCCCATTCTGTTAAACTAGAAGAAGTAGTCCATATCGCATTGCTTGAAAATGTTCCATTAACTTCTAGCTTGTACCCAGGACTAGGCGTTCCAATACCGACGTTTGTACCGTCATCATAGATAGTAGAATCAGTAATCGTATCTGTGTCACTCCACTTGGCTACATAGTTTGTAGTACCTGTGCCATCTACACCTGATATTTCAGATAGGCTTACCCAGTCAGTTCCTGTGGCTGTAGAAGACAAAACTTGACCTGATGTACCCGCAGAGTTGTTTGAATCATAGTATGCACCTGTAACCCTTGCATTACCAGCTACATGAAGTTTTTGGCTAGCAATAGACGTTCCAATTCCAACATTACCACCCACTGGCTGTAATAAAAGATCGAAAGACAACGAGGTCCCATCTGACCTACCTTGTTGTATTACACCTCTACCTGATGTTAATGTACTAAATAATGTCCCATAAGTAAGTCCTCCTAGTTGTGCAGCCGAAGGCGCTGCTCCTAAAGAAGGCATTGAAGAAGTAGTCCCAAAAACGTGGAGCTTAGTAGCAGGACTAGTAGTCCCGATGCCGACGTTGCCAGTTTTAGTTATTCTAAGTCTTTCATTTGGAGTGAAATTACCAGTAGCGGATATATCATTTGTGTGGAATTTTATATCGCCGTCTTTAAATAAAATACTAGAAGGGTCTACATATTGATTGTCGTTATAAAAACTTGTTCCATTGTAAAAAGTATTTAAACCTATTAAAGCACCGTAAGCATTTCCAGAAGTAGTGTTGTTTCCATCTTGGTAACCTGAAAAAGTAGCGTATCCTGCGTTTCCAGTTCGAAAGCCTTTGTTGTTATAGCTATTAGAAAGAAAAACTGTACCTGTACCGGAGTTTGATTGCTCAACCTCTAGCTTAGCGGCAGGACTAGTAGTTCCAATACCTACATTACCGCCTGATTGAATAGTCATTTTATTTGAATATGTAGACTCATTGGTAGAAAATCCAAAATACATTTGACTGCTTTGTGCCCACCATTTCCATTGCTGATTGTAATTTGTTCTATTTAAAACAAATCCACCATCGGAATAGTTACTATTTTTAAGCTCTATATTAGGACTTGAAGTGCCTTGTACAACTAATTCGTGGTTTGGACTATCCGTTCCAATACCTACTCTATTATTACTCGCATCAACATATAGAACATCTGTATCAACGGCTACTGTATTTAAAAATTTAATTGCCATTTAATTTGGTTTTTATTAACCTATTTTTTGAACAAGAATAATTATATCGTCAGTTTCAGCTGTTGCTATTGTAGCTGTAACACTACNTCCTGTTCTAGTTATATCACAATATACTACAGGATAGTTATCAGTAGCATTATCTAAATATGTTTGTACAATAACTTTATTTGTTGCAAAGTTATGTGTAACAGTACCTGATGTAGAACCAGCAGTAATCTGACCTGAAGCCGTATTGGCTGTATTTGTATCTGTGTTAGTTACTGTTGCAGTTCCATTTGAATATGCAACGCTAATTCCAGTTCCAGCAGCTACATTACCAGCTCCAATTGTTGAGCCATTAGCTGTTGCTAAATTAAACGTTATAGTTTCATTGGCTGATTGGTCTGTAGTAAAATTACCGCCACCTGTTAAGTTTGTGCCCGCGTCTAGCGTTATTGTAGCGTCATTTGGAGTTGTGTTGGTTGGCGTTACCCAAGTACCATCACCGCGTAAGAACGTTGTAGCAGAACCACCAGAAGGTACGTGACCTACATTTGTAGTACCGCCGTAAGCAAACGAATTTACTGTTACGGATCCTCTAGCAGTTGTATTAGATGTAAGAGCATTACCAGTTGAAGTGCCACCGTTACCAGAAGTTAAATCAACAACACCTTCATCACCTTGAATAATAACCCAGTTTGCAGATGTTGATGCTCCTTCTGCCGCAGCAGTTTTACAAATAACTGAGTCACCAACTGTTAGTGGTATATTAGTATCACCGTAAAAATCACCAGCGGTTGTTACAACATAGTAATCACCAACCGATACAGCTACACGCGTAGCACCATCTGTTAAGTTACCACTGCCATCAATAGCACCAGTAGTAGCGTTAAACCCGTCCTTAAAGGTTAAACCGCCGTCAACTAAGTTATCAACATAAGCTTTTGTAGCAGCGTCTTGAGCGTCTGTTGGATCTACTAGGTTTGTGATTTTATCACTACCCATGTTTATTTCACCAGTCATCGTTCCGCCAGCTAGCTCCAGGTATCTACCGTCTAAGTCTTGAGTTAAATCCGCAAGAGTACCAGTTCTACCTAAAGTTAGCACGCCTGAGTCAGTATCGAATGATATAGAATCTACATAATTATCATTATCTGCAGGGAGCGCGGCCCATTTATTATCACCTCTAAGATATGTACTTGATGATGGAGTTCCTGTAGCACTTAAGCTGTATGTTAAAGATCCTGAGCCTGTAATTGGTCCACCTGATCCAGATATAAATGTTGAGTTTTGAGTTCCAACAGAGGTAACTGTACCTGTGTATTGATCTGCTGAGTTTATAGTAAATGTATTTGTGGCGGTGGAATATGTTACTGTAGTTGTACCCGTACCGCTCCATGTTACAGTATCTTCAGAAATAACAGGCTCAGTATTCGTGCCATCGCTTACGTCAAACGTGTATGTTCCAGGTATTGAACTTATTGGTT